AGAAGTGACCAAGGTAATAAAATAAGAGGTCTATTTCTTCCAGAAGAAGATCACAAGTGGGCATCATTCGACTACTCACAGCAAGAGCCAAGACTTGTAGTGCACTATGCTTTGAAGAACGGTCTACACGGAGCGGAAGATATGGCAGATGAATACAATAAAAATCCAGATACAGACTTTCATGAGATAGTTGCAAAGATGGCTAAAATAACAAGAAAACAAGCAAAAACCATTAATTTAGGCCTATTTTATGGCATGGGTAAAACAAAATTAGCAAGATCTTTAGAGTTAGAGGACGATGAAGCAAAAGAATTATTTAATCAATATCACACAAAAGTACCTTTTGTTAGAAAGTTATCTAACGGGCTTCAAGATTTTGCAGAAAAAAATAAAAATATTTTTACGTTAGAAGATAGGTTCTGTAGGTTTGACAGATGGGAGCCCGTAAACAAAGAATGGAATGCTGAAAAAGGTGTATTTGAAATTAGTGAGTACAAAGAAGTAGAAGGTAAAAAACAAATAGTGAAGTCTTCGGTGCCCATACTAAAAAGAGAAGAGGCAGAAAACAGATATCTTGCTAACAAAGTAAGAAACCAGGAAGCAAACGATCCTAACTGTAATAACTTTGAAGACTATTACAGGCCAGCATTTACATACAAAGCTTTGAATAGATTAATACAAGGATCAGCGGCTGATATGACAAAAAAAGCAATGGTCTTATTATTTGAGAAAGGTATTGTTCCGCATATACAAATACATGATGAACTTTGTTTTTCAATAAAGACAGAAGACGAAGCTAAAAAAATAAAAGACATCATGGAAAATGCTATTGAATTAAAAGTGCCTAATAAAGTAGACTATGATTCTGGTCCTAATTGGGGTACAATAAAGTGAGGATAAACTATGTCTTATTTAAATGCAAACATACCTGTAGAGTACGCACAAATTAGAAGGGAGTATTTATATGATCTTAAAAAACATCACGGAGAAGTCGAAGACTGTATTATTTTCGGTGTTACATGTATTACTGGGCGTGCTTTATTATTTCATGCTATCATGGAAAACGGTGCAATATTTTATCGCCTGCCAATTAGCGCGTTTATTCAAAGAGGATTTAAACCAGATGACGTCCCCAAGAGACGACTT